GTCCCTCGTAAGAGGAACCTAGGGTTTAGACGCGTGAGCGCCGGATCATCGATCCGAGGATTTGGGTATTCGCTACACCCATCTCCTATCCACTAGTAATAGTGGTTCTCGTCCGCCGTAAGGCGATTGCTGTCTTATCAAGGGATTTTATCATGTCATCGCAGTCTTACCAAACTATCCAACGAGGGTCTACTCGTTATGTCTCGACGTCGACTAATGGTTCTTATGAGTCGTCGTCTGTGACATACGATACCCCGTTGGTTGCTTGTGTAACTACTACGACGCGTGAGTCCGTAAGTACCCCCGGGTTTCGTTCTCGTAAGAGACCGATTCCCTTGCCTATGAATGCGTTTTCCTTTAAAAAGGTTACGGATAATAGGTCGACGGGTTTCATTATGGATCAATCCGTTGATCGCTGGCCGAACGGGACGCCCAAGACCGTGAGCACCACTAGTGGTGTTCTCGGTACTCAGGCGGCCCAGCCGATCGGCGCCCCTATCGCTGACATCCAGGCAGCTGACCGTAAGGCCCAGAACTCTTTATTATTAAAGATTAAGGACCAGAAAGTCAATCTGTTTCAGGCGTTAGCAGAAAGGGACCAGGCCGCGCGAATGATTGGCAATAACGCCATTCGTATCGCTAAAGCTATCGCTTCTGTGAAGAAGGGTAACTGGTCTGGTGCAGCAGATGCTCTCGGGGTGAAACGCCGATCAGGCTTTCCATCCGCACGAGATTATCGACGAGCCCAGTCAAAGGCTATTGCCTCAGGCTGGTTAGAGTTGCAGTATGGCTGGAGACCTTTGATCAATGATGTTTACGGAGCAGCAGAAGCGGTTGCTAATGCTAACTACGGAACACCACGAGAGAAGGTTGTCCAGACTGTACGTTTGTCGGGCTCGTCTTTTAATACGGCCCGTCCGTCCGCTAATCAATTAGTGACGGATATGCATACGTACGACGTATCAATAAAATACGTCTGCTACTTCTCAGCGGGTAATCAGTTAGTCAAGTCGTTAAGCGAGGTTGGTATTACCAACCCTGTCTTAATTGCCTGGGAGCTGATGCCATATTCGTTTGTAGTTGATTGGTTTATTCCGGTCGGTAATTTTATATCCACTTTTGATGCAACCCTTGGGTTGACATTTGATCGTGGTTGTCGAACTATCTTCCAGAGACTGAAATGCTACACGAATATAACACACGGTCCGAGCGATGGGACGGGAGGTATACGTTCTGGTAACGAGTTTGCTCTTCGTGAAGAAATCAGGTGCGATCGTTCCCTTCTAGGGAACTTTCCGTCACCTCAGATCCCTTCATTTAAGAGTCCCCTCGGTATCGAGCATATGCTGAATGCCCTAGCTCTATTGCGTTCTAAACGCTAATCTACTTAGGAAGTAAACACATGTCTGCTATTGCAGCTATGGGCCTGAACGATGGCCAAGCCACTCCGGTCAGCCATACCTTTTCCCCTGTCAATATTGACTCGAATGGGATTGCCAAGTGGGCGGATCGCTCTGGGGGCATTGCCCTCGGCTATCCGACCATCACTTTCTCTATGCGTCAGCCTAGCAAAGCTAGTCGCGCATACAAAGTGACGGCGAAAATCGTGACTCCTGTCCTTGAAGTTACTTCGCCTTCGACGGCATCCGGCATTCAGCCGGCGCCGACTCTGGCTTATAACCTCATGGCTACGGTCGAATTTGTTCTCCCCGAGCGTTCTACTCTTGCGCAGCGTAAAGATGTTGCTGCGTATTTGCGGAATCTCCTGATCAGTGGCATGTTTACACAAGCCACCGAGAACTTCGAGAACGTCTACTAAGATATTCTCGACAACCGGCCTTTAGGGAGCAAGCTATGTCATCTAAGAGACATAACTCCGAGCTAGTTAAACTTGCTCGACAATTTCACGTTCATTCGGTCAAAACTGACGATGTTATCCGAAGCTTCTTATCAGATCTCGATTGCCCTAAATCTCTTGCTATCTGGCTTCTTTATGCAAATAGAGAATACCAGCAGCTTGTGGACATGGACATTGACCCGTTACATTATAATGATGTATTCGAGTTTCGAGATGCCTACACCGCTTATTCTTTTCTTAGTAAGGCCAACTTTTTCGAGTTAGCTGTTTCGAAGAAAGATGCAGCGTTTAAAAAGTTCTTTCAGTATGAAGAACTCTGTAGGAACACGAATAATCGATTCCGGAATCTCGCTTTCGACCCGAATTACCACGGGTCGAACGTTTGGTTGCTAAATGCAACCCAGCGGAAAATTGCTGAGATTCTAGGTGACTATTCTCCTGATGAGCTGGTCGACGATGCAAATTGGGGGCCGGGCGTTACCACCTTGTTAAAAGGTGAGCACGTTTCGGCTGTCAATAAGTTCCATTCTGAGAATGGAATAACACGTGATCTGTACTCCCTTGTAAGTCCGTGGTTCGCTACGGCTTACCCTGGTTGGGATCAACATCTTGCCAGCAGTTTCGGGCAAGAACGCTTTTCCTTCCAGATCGGGAACAAAATCGTCACCGTTCCGAAGAATTCGAAAACGGATCGTGTCATCGCCGTGGAGCCAGGAATAAATCTCTGGTTCCAGAAGGCTATTGGCTCAATGATTCGCCGTAGACTTCGTCGGAGGGGGATCGACTTAAACACTCAAGAGGTTAATCAACATCTCGCTAAGAAAGCCTCGAAACAAGGTAATCTAGCGACTGTCGATTTTTCTTCAGCAAGTGATAGTATCAGTAAGGAACTTGTTCGTGAATTGATACCTCACGATTGGTTCTTATTACTTGATTCTTGTCGATCCTCCCTAGGTCGTCATGGTAAGGAGTTAATCAAATGGCAGAAGTTTTCCTCAATGGGAAATGGCTACACATTTGAGCTCGAGTCGCTGATATTTTATGCAGCGGCTCTTGCGGTACGTGAATACCTCCATGTAGATGGAGAGATAAGCGTATTCGGCGATGATGTTATATTGCCGACCTCCTGCTATGAGTTGTTTTCATCTTTTAGTGAATTCCTCGGATTCAAAGTTAATAAGGATAAGAGTTTCTCTACGTCCTATTTCCGCGAATCCTGTGGGTCTCACTATTTTGATGGCGTCGATTGCAAACCGATCTTTCTTAAAGAAAGACTTCGTGATGTTACAAGCATTTACAAACTGGCTAATAGTATCAGGTGGCTTGGTCATCGCCGTAATTCTTATTACGGTTGTGATTCTCGCTTCCTTACTACTTGGCGTCGTCTTTACCAATGGGTTCCAAAACCTTTACGGTTTCGTATCTCAGTAGGTTATGGCGACGGTGGATTCATCGGAAATTTCGATGAGTCCACTCCGAGTTTGGCCGGGCATGGAATCGAAGGATTCTATACCACGGTTCTTGTAGCGTCTGGGGTTACCCAGTATCACGAAGGAGGCGGCCTATTACTGGCCCGCCTGAAGGCGCAACGGACGCAAGGGTCTAGATTCATCAGACCCTTACTCGACCTAACTAATAAGGCTACACGCCAGCTATTCGTCATGGATAATGACGACTCCCGACAACTAGATCGTGCTGATGGAAATCAGTACACTCTACGAGGCCGAGTTAAGCTACGTGTTCAGCGTACGTTAGTGAGACGGTGGTACAATCTCGGGGCCTGGATTTAATCAGGTCTTTGGTCTAGCGATACGATGATAAACCTTGTGCTGAAAAGCATACTGCATCGGTTGTTAGTGGTGGAGC